TTACTCCTCCACCTGGACTCGAACCAGGGACAGGGTGATTAACAGTCACCTGCTCTACCAACTGAGCTATAGAGGATTGTTGGTGCCCCCCAATGCGTAAAGGGGCAAGCGGAATATCGGACTCGAACCGACGACATTCAGCTTGGAAGGCTGACGTTCTACCACTGAACTAATTCCGCGAGGCAGGTACGGTAGGACTCGAACCTACAATCTACCGCTTAGAAGGCGGGGGCATTATCCATTATGCTACGTACCCATGTAGACATTTTAAACCATGTCTGAGGTTATGTCAATTTACTGTCTCTCTAGATAATCTTCATACTCTTCATCAGAAATTTGATCAACACTGACAATTTCAAGATCATCCTTCAATACTAACCATTCATGAAACTCATCCATCAAAGACATTTGATCATAAATCCTTGAGATGTCTTCACTATTATAACTTTGAATTGTATCAATTGCCCAGTCTCTAACGTGAGCAACGATGTCTTCAGTCTCCATCCTTTTCATAGTAGTCTTTTCGGAAGTACCTGCTGAGGATGTTGCTATTGTAGTAGGCAGGGACTCCTGTGTCAAGGGACTCGGTGAGGACTCCATTGATGAAGAGTTGTCTTGTTTCTTCAAAGTTTGTTTTGCCAGGTGTTTTATGTAAAGACAAGATAGTTCGACTAAAATTTTGTCTACCAAAGCGTTCAATGTCTTCTTTAAGTTCTGGACAAGAACCATAATACTTTTTCCAATCAGATTCGGATTTTACTTTGCGTTTCTTTCCCTTAGGCGTTCGATGCTGGTAAAAATACTTTCGCCCAATGTATTGTCTACCGTTGGTGAGATTGGTAATGTTATACACAAAACCATAAAAGTCGTGAATATCGTCACTAGTAAAAGGTCTCTCACAATATATCCAGGGATTTTCATAATCGATACTCATCAATAACGTCCAGCACCATATTGAGATATTTATGTGCTAAACCACGGGCTTCTGATCCATACTTATGTTCCTCCCAGTAGAGTTCATTCTTAATTCTCTCTACTTTCGTTTTAATTTCTGCTGCAGAAATTTGATTTCTAGGCATGGGGGAGATGCGTCTCCCCTTATCTATAGCACAAATCAGAGTTGGAAACCACTAAATGTGTCCTTTTTCACATCTTGCTTGATACCACCAACAATATAGGACTCTACTTCTGTTTCCTGTGGTGCTACCTGCAGTCCCTTAGAAGAGATCCAATGCTCAGTCCAGGGAAGTGGATTGTTCTTAGCAGGAATATCATACTGTGGAGTCAATCCAATCGACTTCAGACGACGATTAGCAACCCACTCAACATACTGATGAAGCAGTTTGTCATTGAGTCCAATCATAGAACCATCTTTGAACAGATATTCTGCCCAACGCTTCTCTTCATTCACACAATTGTTAAACATATTGTATGTCCATTGTTCTTCTTCTTTAGCAATCTGCTTCATCTCAGGATCATCACCAGATCTCCACTTGTTCAGAATGTTCTGGGTGATTGCTAAGTGTTGGTTTTCGTCTCTTGCGATGAGACTAATGATCTTAGCGGATCCTTCCATAAGCTTAAGTTCACCGAAGGCGAAACTACAAGCAAAGCTAACGTAGAAGCGAATACCCTCAAGAATGTTAACGTTTGTGATTGCTCTGTAGAGTTTACGCTTGAGTTCATACTTACCTTCCAGTGCGTATGGGACTTGTTCTAATGCGTGCTCCCAATCATGTCCATTATCATATTGATGCGCGGCACCAATAAAGTCATCATATGCTGCTGTGACGCTTGCAGCACGTTCTAGAATGCGGTTATCAGTGACAATCTTATCAAACACCTCTGAGGGATCCGAATAGACGTTCTTGATGATGTAGGTGTAGGAGCGACTGTGGATCATCTCCATGAATCCCCAAACCTCCATGCACGCCTCTAGTTCAGGTAGGCTGCAGTAAGGAATAAAAGCCATCCCAGGGCCACGCCCTTGAATGGAGTCAAGCATAATCTGGTATTTGAGGTTAGAGGTATAGATATGCTTTTGTTCTGGACGAAGTGTTTGATAATCCCCACGATCTTTTTGTAGTGAGACTTCTTCTGGACGCCAGAAGTATGAAAGTTGTTGTGTAGTTAGTTTGTCGAAGATCGGATACTTATAAGAGTCGTATCTCTGAACTCCCAGAGGTTTACCGAAAAACATCGGTTGCTTTTTAGTATTTACTTGTTCAGTGTTAAAGACAGTCATGCCCTTAACAGATGTATTAGGTTTTTCCACTGATGACACTTTAAACTGCACAGGATTCACACTCTCCCTCCTCGGCTTGTTCTAAATCGTTTAATATATTTTGTAGTTCAGTCTTGTCCTCAACTTCATCAGACTTCATATCATGTGTGTTCTGATAGTAAGAGGTTTTCCAACCGTACTTATATGTAGTTAAAAAGTCATTTGCCATGACTGAAACTGGCACTTCATTATCAGGGTAGTTCTCAGGATTGTAACTCCAGTTACCAGAAATTGCTTGATCAAAGAATTTCTGCATCACTGCGACAATATTGATGTAACCTTTGTTGTCGGGCATGTCCCACAACAACGTGTAATAGTTTTTCAGGGAGGAGTATGAGGGAACAATCTGCTTAAGAGGCCCCTTCTTCGATTTCTTAATGGACAAGTAGTCTCTAGGAGGTTCGATTCCATTTGTTGCATTTGACACAACGGAACTGCTCTCTGAAGGCATCTGTGCGGACAGAGTGCTGTGTCTGAGTCCTGTCTCCAAGATAGATGATCTAAGAGACTCCCAATCATGCTGATACTCCTGAGTGCTGATCTCATCGACATCCTTCTTATATGTATCAATCGGCAAGATACCATCAGCATACTTGGTGCGTCCAAAGTATTCACAGTGTCCCTTTTCCTTAGCAAGTTGATTAGATGCCTTCAGAAGGAAATACTGGAAGGACTCAGCGAGTCCATGGACTGCATCCCATGCTTCTTGATCGCCATAAGCAAATCCAAGTTTCGCCAAATAGTGTGCCAACCCAATAAAACCAATACCAAGCGAACGACGTGCCTTGGTGGCGATCTCCGCTGCCTTTACGGGGTAATGTTGATAGTCAATCAACTCATCCAGAGAACGAACAGAAAGATCACACAGTTCCTCAAGTTCTTTGTCTCCACCTGCTGGAGTAATCTTACCCACATTAATAGCAGACAAAATACACAATGCGATCTCACCAAAGTGATCATCAATGTGCTGAAGAGGATAAGTAGGGAGAGTAATCTCTTGGCACAGATTACTCATCTCAACCTTGTCTTTGAAGGAAGAGTGAGAGTTGCAGTGATCAATGTTCATAATATAAACACGTCCAGTCTCTGCACGTTCCTTCAGCAGATCAAGGATCAGTTTCTGTGCCCCGATAGTCTTTCTTGGAACAGACTCATCTCGTTCAAACCCCACATATAAATCATCGAACCGATCAGTACCAAAAGCGTCATATAAACCTGGTACGTCGTGCGGTGAGAAGAGGCTAATCTCTGCATCCGCAATGAAACGTTCGTAGAAAAGTTTTGAAACCTGGATTGAGTAGTCAAGTTTGCGTACCCGATTATCTTCTGTGCCTTTGTTATTCTTGAGAACTAGGATGTCTTCGATTTCTTGGTGCCAGATTGGGAAGTGTACCGTAGCTGATCCACCTCTGATGCCATTTTGAGTGCAGCATCGGACAGTTGATTCAAACTTTTTGAGAAACGGAACAACGCCAGTGTGCTGAACTTCTCCGCCTCTGATTTTACTGTTGATGCCACGGATGCGCCCCGCGTTGATGCCGATTCCCGCACGCTGTGCAACGTACCTGCCAATCGCCATATCAGAAGTAAAGATACTATCGAGGGTGTCATCAACATCAACAAGAACACAGCTAGCAAACTGTCGAAGTGGAGTTCGCACTCCTGCCATGATAGGTGTGGGAATGTTGATTTTGTGTTTGGAGATTGCGTCATAATACCTCTTGACGTAAGACATCCTAGTGTCTTTAGGATATTCTTGGAAAATTGTCAGAGCAATCATCATATACATGAACTGTGGAGTTTCATAGACTCCACCACCACTCCTATCCTGTACTAGGTATTTATCCACAACCTGGCGCAGTCCAGCATAGGTAAACAGGAAGTCACGTCCATGATCGATATATCCGTTCGCCTTGTCAATCTCTTCCTTAGAATACTTGAGGAAAATATCCTTGTCATACACGTCAATATTCGTGCAGGACATGATATGTGCCTCTAGATGAGGCAACTCCCTCATCTTCCCATACAACTGCTTTCTAAGGGCAAACAAAAGCAATCTAGCAGCAACAAACTGATAGTTAGGATGATCCAGATCAATCAGATCACTTGCAGATTTGATAAGGATTTCTTGAATCTCTGCGGTACTGATACCATCATAGAACTGAATACCAGACTTCATCTCAACCTGACTTGCAGACACCCCTGCAAGTCCTCTGGTTGCTTCATCCACCATCAGGTGCATCTTATCTAAATCAAGCGACTCAATACGTCCATCTCTCTTTTGTACTTTGGTGCCGTTCGTCATATTCTTTTCCAGGTGTTGAATTTAAGTTTTGCTTCTAATCCACGATAGGTGTTTGATTCTACAATCTTCTGGACATCATGTCCAGCCATCACCATATCATTTATGTCTTTATCATCGATGGTATCTGGCCAAATAACTACGGAGTCGCCACTATCGATTGTTTTACTGATTCGATTTGTGATTTCTCTGTTGCGGGGTTCATTATCATAAATCCACACGCGGTTGCTAATCCCCCAACGATCAACATTAGCATCAGCTCCGCACATAGCAATCGCATTGCGAATGAACGTTGAGTCGAAAGGCCCTTCTGTAATGTAGACTGGAGCATCTCTTCTGATGTTATCCAATCCGTAGATTTTTGGTGCGTCATCATCAAGCATCACGGTGATATATTTAACAGGGTTAGGATCTATGGATCTTCCCTGGAATCCAATTAAGTTCTTTTCATAATAAAGTGGTATGATGATACGTTGCTCATCGTGCTTCTCACTCTCAAAGGTTGGTTTAAGACTGTTAGCAAACTTCTTAAAATGTTTAGCGTAATAGAAATTATCAGGATTTAGTTTTCTTGCTGTGAGATATCCAGAAGACTTGGGATCTTTAGATGCCCTTGGCAGTTTGATTTCAGTTTTAAACTTTGGTGCCTCAAACTTGAACTCAGGTTCTGATACTACAAAATTTCTACCCCCAGCGTGTCCATCCTTGAATTTCTCCATAGTATATTGCTTCTGTAAAGCAGGATCAATCTGCTTCAAAAAGTTGTTAAAAGACATCGAAGCACCACAATTGTGACACTTAAAGTTAGTATTAGTCTTTACAGCATATATGTACCCTCTCGTTTTAGACTTACTCTTCTGGGAGTCACCACAAATAGGACAACGAAAGTTGTACAGATTAGGTTTCACCCTTTTGAATTTTTCTAAACGAGAAGATACGAGTCCAATAAACTTGGAATCAATATGATCCATTCACAAAGGCAACCGCTGGTGCCACTATAGCACTTTCAGCGGAAGATAACAAGGGGCGAAGAGTCTTGATTGCCTGAGGATTGGTTAAAACTAATATTGCTCCCAATGCTCCAATGCCAATCCAAAGTTTTCGTTCCAGTAGTGATAATCGTTGAGTAACGATGTCATGATCGCCGTCCATTTTATCACGGAGTTTGTCGATTTTATCAAACAACACTGCGTCGATTTCTTCTTGTTTGGAGATCCTCTCTTCATGGACGGCCAACATCCTACTCACATTGTTATTTACCTCAGCAATTTTTTCAATAGCAGAGTCCAACCTAGAGACTAATGTCTCAAAGTTACCAAGTCTTTCTTCTAAAACCTCTAACTTGATGCTATCAGCCATTTTCAGGTTTCCAGGTTTTTCTCACACCTTTCATGTAAATATATTTCTTCTTCTTTCTTGGTTTAACTGGGGGATCATCTCCAGCTTCCACCGTGCCTGCAATCTGTCCGCCACCAACGTTATTTGTTGGTTGTTCGTACAAATAAGAACGAACTATGTCTAGAATTTTGTCAAGATTTTCTTTTTTCATTATAGACTTTGTTTAATTCTGACAGACAGTACAAATCCATTTGAATATCATGAATGTAGCACTTCGGATGATTAGGAAGTTTATTCAAAAAAACCACAAAAGTTTTTAAAGAGTCCCACAAATCTCTCTCAATTCTAAAAAATAGCATGGGAGTTGTTGCTTCACCAAAAATATTATACAAGATAATAAAATGATTAAGAAGAAGGTGAGTTTTTAGCTCACCTGTATTCTTATATCGTTTCAGTAATCTTTTTATATACTTAAAATGATTAAGATCTTTGTCAAAATCTTCTTTGGTTACTGCTTGAGGGTTTTCATAGTTTTTAATTGCGAAAAGGAGGAAATTATCCGCATTCAATTCATTAAATATCATTCCTCAATTATCAAACAGCGTCTTCGATATTTGGATAAGAAGGAACGTTACCAGTGGTAATACCAGACATCGCAACAAGAATTTCTTTCTTGACTCTTAAGTCGCCTTCACTATCAAGGTAAGTTGTAACACCAACCCAACCTACACCAGTCTCATAGACAGTACCATTCGCATCATTAGCACCGCCAGAAGCGACACCATAGTTGAGTTTGGAATATCCATGATTTTGTGCCTGTGCTTCACTGAAGGAAGAATCAGTAACACACCACTTAGGAGATTGAGAGGCAGAGAAAGAAGTAGCAGCAATTGCAGCACCGCTGAGATTGGCAGTGGAACCAATAGTCAGTTGAACGGTACTAGCAATACTTACAACGATTGCTTCACCAAAATATGCCTTTCCGCCACCCTTTACTCTATCACCAAAACGGATGATATCTCCCTCTTGAATAGAACCAGATTCGCCAAATTGAGTGCCAGCCCCAAATGCTTCCTGGTTTGAACCAGTACAAATACCAGTCGAATAATCAAGGGTTACTGTACCCTGCGCGTCACGATTGTCATTATTGCCCCAGAGTGCCATGTGTCTCTCTCTGTAATTTATTTGCTATAAGATATTTATAAATTATTCTTCTCTCGCTTTGATCGCTTTTGTCACAACTTCAAGCAGTTGATCGTCCATATCAGTCTTGGTTAACTTAACTGCCTTAGCAAGAATAACAAGACAGATCTCAACCATTTTCTCACCCAATTCCTCATTCTCTGGAATTTTTGCAACTGCATCTTTGATGATTTTTGAAGCTAGTGGAAGTAGAAATGCGAGCATGATGAACCTCAGATATACATTCTATATATCATCACTCTTTGTTGGAAACGTATCTTCCTAACTTTTTATCGTAACGTTTTACTTCACCAGGACGAAGACGATCTTTTGCTTCTTTTGCTTTGGAATAGAACTTACCAAACTTCATTCGTTTGTCTTTTTCCTTATTACGCTTTTCTGCGTCAGCAACTTTCTTTTGATACTTACTATCAGATTTATAGTAAGCAGTTTCGTTTACTTTTTTCTTTCTACCTTGGCAGTGCGCTCTCTGAGAGAACCCTTTGGGGTTATTGCAGTCAATTGACTTCTTATATTTGTCGCTCCAGCCCTCATTCATCTTCTTAGTCTTCTTTTTCATCGCATTAATGTATTTTCTATACACTGCTGCTTCCGAAGTCTTACCCATTTCTCTTGCTCTCTGTTCCATAGCAACTGCTGCCTGGATTTTGTGAGCATGAGATCTTGATGAATTGCGAATCTTAGATACAGATGCTTTAGCAGTCGCAACATCTTTGAATCCAAGTCCATGGATTGTTCCTTTTGGATTTTCGTCAGTATATAAGTCAGAATGCTTCTTAGAATTAGCGGGTTGTCCCTTCTTTCTAGGAATACGAGGATTGGATTCCTCACTCATCTCCTTTCTTTTCTTTCTCCCTCTTCTGACAGCAGCTAACAGTCTGTCCTTTTTGTCTTTTATTTTTTGATACTCTGGATCATCGTAATCTGCACGCAATCTCTTACTTGCCGAACTGCCCATACCACCAGGCATTCCATAGTATTCTGGAAGAGGGCCACGCTCTGCACTTAACTTGGCAGCGATGGCCATCTCCCTTCTTTTTTTCTTAGACTTACCTTTGAATTGGGGAGCATCGGACTTATAAAAGTCCTTGATGACATCCCCCATATCGTCTTTCTTCAGATCTAAAGGCATCAGATCTTCTCCCTACGTCCTGCTCCTGCGCCTCTATAGGATGTTGACTTTTTCTCTACAGGGCCTCTACCTGCAGCATATCCTGCTTTTGCTGCTTTTTTAACACGATCAGCAATAGAACTTGCCTTTCTCTGCACTCTTGCTGGAGTCGCTTGAACTGCTGCTTTTGCTTTCGCTGCTTTACCAACAGCCTTAGCAACACCCATAATTGCACCCTTTGCAGCAGACTTGAGTCTATCTTTCATAGACTTCTTCGGTGCCTTTGGTGTAGATGCTTTTACAGCAGAATCATAGTAGGAATCGGATGCCTCATCGATGGTGCTGAGAGCAGTCTCAATACCATGCTCAACTTCATCCTCTGAGAATCCTTCTTCGATGAGTTCTTGATAGACTTCCTCAACAATGACATCAAATTCATCAACTTCAATCATCTCCAGGAGAGTTCCACCCAGTTCCTCTACTGCTTCACCCAACTTAGGGTTAATCTTGATTTTATTCTTTACGTTCTTCTCTTTGATTGGTTTGTTATCTTCATCATCAGTCATGATGACTTCCGACAGTTCAGATCTCCAAGAATATGCTTCAAATGCTGCTTTAGTTTTTACCTTTTTCTTACCGTCAGCAGATGGAACAAATTCACCCATCTCTTTTGACTTCATGTCACTACTATCAACATCACCATCAACATCAGCATCAACACGCTTCATTGCTTTTGATGCAAGTTTTTTTACATCACCATGAGGAACTTCAACGGTTGCCTCAGACATTCTCTTCTTCATTGCTTTACCAATTGCCTTACGGCGTTTCATCAGATAAGAATCAGTGCTGTCCTTCTTACCGTCGTTATTGACATCACCATCTTCCTTGCCGACAGGATCAAGTCCTTCTTTAACAGGAGTAAACTTAAAATCTTTTACACGA